TGTTGAAACAGATAATGCGTTTGACTTTGGGTCGACTACCCGTTTTACAATACCCCAAAACCAGGGTGATTTACTGTCATCGTTAAGTTTGAAGATTAAACTTCCACAGATACTGACTTCCAACGTGTGTTACATTGAATCGGTTGGACATGGAATAATCGAACATGTGGATCTTTTAATCGGAGGTGAAATTGTTCAACGACTCACCAGTGATTATTTACAGATACATTCAGAACACTACATTACACAGACTAAACAACATGCTTTAGAAAAACTGATTGGGAAATATCCCAGAAGAACTGTTGACTCCAAGGTGTGTGATCCGGGTATAGTAGCATACAACTTTCTAGGGCGAACTGATAAGGGTACTGTTGATTTGTTTGTAGATCTACCATTTTACTTTTATAGACACCCAAAACTCGCAGTCCCGCTATGTGCCATAAAGAAACAGGAAGTTGAAGTCGAGGTTAAATTGAGAAAACTTCAGGACATCGTGATCACTGATACGGGGAATTATCATACGATGACTGATGATATTCACATAAAAGATTTTCAACTGTGCACGGAAGTTGTATTTCTGGATCCATGTGAGAGATTGATGATTGAAAGTAAGACTTCGGATTATTTAATTACCCAGATCCAAGAGAATATTTTCAATATCGATAATGATGTGAATACACTCAAAGTAAAACTCGACTTCGTCAACCCGGTGAAGGAATTGTATTTCGTAATCCAAAGGTACGGGACTACGGGTGATGGGACAACCAGTGGTAACTTTGTGACACCTTTTGACTATGACAATACGACGGATGTGGTGAATGGTAAGTATACTTTGTACGAGAATTTAGATTATCTAGAACTCACATTGGATAGTGAAGACATCATAAAGAAGAGCACGGGTAATGTCATTTTCTTGAAAGCTATACAATCTGCGATTCATCATTCAAAGACGCAGCTTCTCAGACGTTTCTACTCCTACAGTTTTGCCTTACAGCCAGAAGAATGGTACCCAACCGGTCAAGTCAATATGAGTCACGTAAAAGAGCAAATTCTTAACCTAAGTCTGACACCGTGTTCTACATTTAGTAGACAACTTCGTGTTTACGCGGAAAGTTACAACATTCTCCGTGTAAGTGGGGGATTTGCTAAAACTATTTTTGACACCAGACATTAAAGATGAATATGCAAACAGGCTTTGGTGATGGAGATGGTGCGATGATTAATCGATACATTAGTGAGATGGTCGACATCATGACACCTGTTATGGAAAACAGTATGATTCTCGCAGCTGAATATTGTAAGGCTTGTGGGAGAGATGTGATTCTCTCAGAAGACATGGAATATACAACGAGATATTGTGCGATGTACACCGTTGGTCAGAAGATTGGGTCATTTTTCCCTGATCTTTACGAGGAGGGGGACTCAGAGGGTGAAGAGGAAATTGAAGAAGTTTCTGTAGATGACTGCCCGAAATTTACGAGATACTCAGGAGACGATGATAAAATGCTCCAAATTAATGATGCCTACGATCATTGGGATGCTTGGGAACCCCAGAGTCCGATAGAATTGATGTTAAAAAATGCTATAAATAGTAATGAGCACATGGGAACCTGAAGCATGGACTTTTTCAGAAGAAATATTTAAGGAATATGAATCAGAAACGAGCTCTGACGATGAATCATCAGATGATGAACTTTTCCAAAATTCAAAAAATATCAGGAAAACTAAGTATAAAAAAATAGAAAAAGAAGACCTACTCCCCGAATAATTTTTTTCCTCCTATATAGTATAAAACTTACACGATGGCTGGCGTTATGAACACTGCTATGGACACTGTCACCCTTGTTGCGGCTGAGCTTGAGACACAGTCTCTCAACTCCATCGTCGCGGGCTTTTCCTTCGCGGCGGCGATGTCCTGGATGGACCTTGTCCGTTGGGTCATTACCCAGGTTGTGAAGGTCCCAAAGAATGGTGGCTCCCAGTACGCGCTCACCGCCCTCTTCACCACCCTCCTCTCGGTGATTGTTTACAAGATCATCTCGATGGTCTCTACTCGCGTCTCGAAGCCTGCTCAGCCAGTCTTCGCGATTACCCGCTAAATGGGTTTTCGTTTAATTATTGCGAGCATCATGATACCCAACAATATGATAAAGCCTATATAAATATAGCCTTTCCATTCATAAGGATTCTCAACATCGGGAATGCTTATATTTGATAGAGCATCCTGAAACATTTCATTTGTTTTTTCAGTAGATTTAGTTAAACCCTGTAATTTATCAGTAGAACAAGTAATTTCAAATTTTAAAACGTGATCTAATGATCCAAATACGTAGGGTGTGAGTTCACCGTTATTCATGTATAAAAATTCTATTTGAAGGTCTGTGAGAACTTTCTGTGAACCAGAGTGAAAGTGATGCACTAGGGGGTCATCCGACCCGTTGAACGTTATATTATCTGTGTCGTCGAGAAGTATATATCCAGTGTGTCGTGCTGTTTTTACGTAAACAGTTTGATTATATTCATCTGAACCCGATGTTAATCGTAAAATTAAAGCTTTTGGTCTGTATGGAGAAACCATTGGTGTGGGAATACGAGCTGACACTAATTTCAATTCAAACACATCATAAATAGGGTTTTCTAGGTGAAGAGTATAATTATTTGCATATGTGTATAACGAACTATCACATTCGGAACTATCTATGACAAGACTATGAACCTTCATTAAATTTAGGGTATATAATTTTAATGAGTGTTGTGCTCTGTGTAAAGTTGAAATGATTACTGGGAAATACTATGAGCTAGGGGATTGTTTTCCAATTGTCTCTTCGCTATGTCTAGAGAACCACAGTTGGGGTTCGCATTACCCTTGTAGGCGTTGAACTGGTGGAAGGGTTTTTGTTTATAGTTTTGGGTCCAACCACCATTGGCTGCATTGAAACGACCATCGATGCGGGAGGTGTCACTACGAACCGCGGTCAAACGCCCACCCTGCTTCAAAGCACTCTCCCTGACGTTCATACGACCAGCGTTACCCATACGGTTAGGTTTACCACGGCGATCTTCGGGGCGGAAACCATACTTCATAAGCTCCACGTTGTTCTTCTGGGTAACCTGCGCAGCCGCACTGTTTGTGTAAGCACCCTTGAAATTTGATATCCCTGGCGCTGGTTGATTATAGTAAGCGAATTGTGTGTCATTTCTATCACTCTTGAAGCGGGTTGGATCCTGAGCGAGAGTCTGGGCTGAAACCATCTTCTTAGCTGGGTTGAAGCCCAACCCATCTGTGCGTAATCCAGTTTCGGAACGATTGGTTGTTCGCTTTGTGCGTTCGTGTTCGTTCCTGACAACCACCCCAGTCATACCTTGTGCGCGACCGGGCACTGTGGGTAAACGGGAGGGGAGGTGTGTTGTTTTTTCTGGACGATTGTTACCCAAACGTCCAACGACAGCGGGGCGACCACCCGAAATATCGTGGGCTGGACCTGATCGTCCTGGTAAAGTAGTTAACCTGTATTCACCCACGTTGATTGGGTTGACGCGGAACATTTGTTGATATCCACCTGTAGCTGGAACATTTGGGTCTACCCCCAAACCTGGTCCGACGAGTTGCTTCTCTATGGGGGAAAGGTTATTCATTCGCCCAGTGTCATACATACGATTCCTCATGTCAAGAAGTTCTTGACCATTGCTACGTTCCTGTCGAGAGATGTCGGCAAAACTGGATACTTCAGTCTTATGAGGAACATCTACACGTGAAACGAAACTATCTTGAATGAAATTTGGGTCTTCGCCATTAACTGGTGGTGGTGGTGGTGGAGCTGTGGAAGGTGGTGGTGGGGTCACTTCCTTCTTTTTACTCAGGTTCCGACCAGCGAAAACGAGACCGGCTACGGCCATCAATGATACGGGATCAGCCATTCTTATTTCTTATTAACATTTTTATTGGAGTAGTATCTTTGCTGGAACAAACCATTCTGAAGCTCGGCTCGGGTACTCGATGGTTCATATTTCATCGTGCGGAGAGGAACTTTACACTCCATATTTGAGAGGGGGAAGAGGTTGCGTTCGTAGGTGGGAACGATATTTTTATTAAATCTGGACGTGCTTTGGGGGCGAAGTTGATCACTGACGTCTATGTGTTGTGCTGGGGAACCTTTACCAGCCATGTAAGGGGCAGTTCCATATAACATGGTATTTGGGCGACCACCATAATTGAGGGTACTGGGCTGGGGGTATACAAAAACTTCATCAGTCGCCTTTACTGGGGGGAGAGCCTCTTTGTTTTGAACTATGGAAAGACCAGGTTGGAGCTGATATGCCATTTATTATTACATAAGAATATTTATCTACGCTGAACCGTTTCCACCACCAAACATTCCACTTCTTTTATTTCCGTCATTTAATCCACCGAACGCCTCGAGCTGAACACCCCTTGCATTGGGATCACAGAATCTCGTGTTAGACTTACAAGATGGACCATTTTTGGGTCCATATAGCCATTCCGCGAATTCAGTTTGTTCCCCACCTGGTATTTTCGATACAGGATTTGTCACAAACTGACGCTCAAACGCATTTCTGTGCCTGGATATAGCCATGGGTGACCTATTCCTACCTGCACCAGAATCGTAGGGGATTCTATTTCCCGATTGAGAGTTTGAACTCGCATAGTAACACGCATCTAATCTATTTGGAGCATCAGTATAATCTGATATGAGAGTATTCCCCATTGGGTTATCACGTGTTGGTTTGTGACATACGCCACTATTACACGGTTCCTTATATTCTTCACGAACCATCTGTGAAGTATACAAAACATAAATAACACCAAGCGCTGTCATTCCCAAAATGAAAATACGGGGGTCACGGCGAATTAAATAAATGGCACAACAAACATAAACTATGAATCGGGTCGCCGCATTCACTCTTTCTTCGGGGGTCTGTTCCCCTGTAGGCCAAAATTCCAAAACCTTATCATTTTTGACGAGTTCCTGAGGATTATCGAACCAACTCTTCATTTAATATATGAGGAGGTTTATTTTTTTGATAGACCACCAAGCATACCACCCATCATTTTCATTAAAGCATCCTGATCAAGTTCTCCACCATTACCACCCTCCATCTGGGAAGCGACCCCCTTTGCAATTTCCTCAATTTGGGATAGTGTGTCCGCCGAAATGGATGTGATGGTAGTTCCAAGCATATACAGAGTCTGTAAATATTGCCATGTAACATCCTTCGTGTTCTGACTCATACGATTCCAATACGACTTGATGTCAAGATCCTTCAACATGTCAATCGTTTCAATCTCTTTTAGGAGAAATGTTTCATCCTTGGATGAAATTTTATCGGAATATGGGGATACACCACTCATAAACCCATCAACAACTAAACGTGGGTTTGTGCTTTTGAGTAAATCGAAAGAAGTTAACATCTTCTTAATGCCTTTTTCATCTGGAAAAGTCTTGTGCAATTCCACAAGAAATTGACCCATCATGTCGTTAAACGCGGTAACGGACGCCATTTTCTTATTACAAGTTTTTTATCTTTAAGTTTAAAAAGGATCATTTGATATAGATTCCTTCTTACCTAGTCCATTTGACACGATGAAAAATACAAGAATCGCAACCAAAAGAGCGGGTTTTACGTATTTGTTGAGTTCAAGTTTACCCTCATTGTTTAAATGAGCTTTGAGATGAATATATCCAGCGGTGATACCACCAGCTACCAATCCCGCGCTCACAGGGTCACGTAAATAGTCAGTGATTTCCATTTAATTATACCTGGGATTTTTTATACGATGGTCTGGTGCATCACCAAATAAGACACCCTCATCTTCGTGGGGTTGCTCTACTGGACCTGGACCCGCTTGGAAGTCTGGCTCGGGAGCTTGAACCCCTGGAACCGTCTTGAATTCATTTTCTAATCCGGTAGGCTGAATCATCTCGTCTGAGGTTGGTTCTTCAACCGGGAGTGGCTCTGGCTCTGGTTCCGCGAGTGGTTCCGGTTCCGTTTCTTCTACTGGATTGAAATCATCGATAACATCTGGATCTGGGGAATCATCAACGTCCCCATCCAAATCAATGTCCCGAGATTCTTGGGACATATATGTTTGTAAAATCTGTTGAACTGGAATTAATTCCTTGACTGTGCTTTCGATACATATGCAAATTCTGGAAGTCAATTTTTCGTCACGAATATATTCACTCTGTTCATCGTGGAAGATGTAGGGATCTTTGTAAATGTCTTTCGCTACATTATTGTAACACGTCTGAATAAACACTTCATTTGTGGGAAGTTTTAGTGAAATCTTTTTATTGTCAGTCTTAAGTCGAACAGCGGAAAGAATCTTGGTGCACGCAACAAATACCGCCGCTAAAAGATCACTAAACCAAGCACATCGATCGGAAATATTATCCGTGTGCTGCTTAGACATCGCGTTCGACCAATTTGGCACCTCCTTGAGGAGCTTCTGGTACATGACGAGAACCTTCCTCCCCTTCGATAAAGCCACCGCCTCATTATACATATCGTGAAAAACTTCAATCATGGCGGGGGTCATGATGAGACACAGCTGCCCCATGTACTCCCTTTTGGCCTCAACCATTATATTAAGTGAATCGGACATGGTTATATAGTAGTTTTACATATTAAAACTTTAAGTCTCACGCGGATTTTCTATACTGGTTCGCAATCTTCTTGAGGTTCATGAGGTTTGGGAAATCCCCATCGTCTGTGCTCCCCTTCTTCTTCTCCTGCTTCTTCTT